TCACCTTGTTCGGCGTTGATAAGGTCTTGACGGCCTTTGGATTGTTGGTCTAGGCTTGCATCTAGCTTGTGTGCTGACTCTGAACCAACTGGTGGTGTAGCACCTGGAGGTGTAGCTGTTGGAGCACCTTTGTGTGCATCTGGACCAGCATCGTTGGTTTTGGTAACTTGTGTGCCGATATCACCAACTTCCTTTTGTCCTGCAACAACAGAAACTGGAAGGCGTTGTGATGCTGTATCGCCTCTTGAACGTCCGGCTGCAACGCTCTTGTTTAGAATGTCAGCGGCAGCTTCAGACAGATTGAACTTTTTAACCATTTTAAAAGTCTCCTTGGTTTGGTATGTGGGTATTTATAATATTAAAGTTTTTTAATGAAGTTTTCGAAGATTTGCAAACTGACTGTTTCTATTTCTTTACGAGTTGCTTGACGAATTTGTTGTCTTGCTTCTTCGTATTGAACTTCAGTCCATTTGCCATCGACTAACATCCATTCTTTGCCTTCCATAATACCTTGTACAAAAGCACCAGGTGCGGAAGGATCTGCTACAATATCAGCCGCTGTGGCTAGATAAAAATCGGGTTGAACAACATTGACACCGTTGACCATTTTTAAAGAACCCATACCTCTGGAAGAAACACCTAATTGTGCTCCACCTTCGATAAGGTTTCTTGCAATGTTACCCATTGGCGTATCAAGAATTCTTGCTTTACCAATCCATTGGTTACCATCTTCACTCAAAGATTTGATGAGAATGGCTGTACGCTCAAGATTGATTGTTGGTGTGTCAGGATGACCTAACTCACCAAAAGCACGGTTCTTATTGATATAATCTTCTGTATAACGGTGCACTTCTTTTCTTAGAGTGTTGAACTCATAGATACGACCGTTCTTATTCTTTTTCTCGGCAACAAGAAATGGTCCTTCGATGTGAAGAACCTTTTGTCCGTTTGCATCTTCGGTAATATAATTTACCGTTTCTGTAATTTCTTTAATAAGTTTCATCTTATCCTCATTGCCCTTCTTTTTCTAAGAGATATATTCCTCTTTCGCATAATTTGATTATGCTTTGTTCTTATTTTAATCTTAGCCCTACGAGCACCACGTTTACGGTGAATCCGTTCGCTGGGGCTCATCCTAACAACTCTACCGCCACGTATTGTGTAACCTTTGACAGTCGAAAACTTCTTTCTTCTCTGTACTTTACCTTTTCGAATACGTAGACGAACTAATTTGGTTCTACCCATTTTTACCACATTTGCTTCGGGTAGAAACAAATCTGGATCATATTCTTCAGCAGTCAATCTTAACTTACGATGCTCAAGTTTCTCCTCAAATAACTCATTAATTCTAATTGCAAGTAACTCTCTGGCTTTCACCAGATCACCAGAGATAAATGCTTCAACAAGCGTCATATTAGGTTGTTCGGCCGTATGCACCATAGTTGAATGCGGCAGGATCATTGAACTGACCACGTTGATACACTGTGTTATCTTTACGCAATTCTAGAATAATGGTGTATGCATCATTAGCAGACATACCACGTGTTGTTACTGCAATGTCACCAAGACACCCTGCTGTACCTGCGGCATTGTTTGGAATAGTCAACCAGTTGGCATAACCATCATAGTCTGTAGAACCGGAAACGTACATAATTGTTTTTGGTGTTGTAGCTTGCCATGCAAGTTCAACTGTTCCGTTGATGGAAGAATTAACACCCCATGCACGGAAAACAGTTAGTCCGTAGTATGAAAGTGGTGTGTTTGCTGAACCACCATATACGTTAGCTACTGGATAACCATTGGTTGCCAAAGCACCATAAAGTCCGTTTGCAACAATACGTGCTGTGTTAGCTTCTTGAGATGTACCATCAAAAAGTCCAGTTAATTTAATAACTGCGTGTTGTGTGGTATCTTTTAAAATTTGAATAGATGTTACTGGTGCTGCCATTTTTATTCCTTAGAAAACTTAGCAATAGTTTGAAAGTGTTTTGCGCTGGCCTCAAGCATGTCTAACATCTTTGCTCTATTAGCCTCATTAATTTTTTTGTACAGCGCAATAATATTCTGCGCCATTTCTGGAGTTACCTCAGTAGTTGTACCATCAAAATGCTCAACTACCACTTTGTCTTTGTGTTCAGCAGAATATGCCAACTGGTTAATTATTGTTTCCTCAAATGATGCACCCCATTGCATATCTTCATATGGAACGGTAACATATTTGTTAATCTTATCTACGTAATAAAGTGCTACACGTTGTCCGTTTGGAAACTGACGCACCGATTTTCTACGCATAATCAATAATGCAGGAGGATCCATCTCATTTGATTGGCCTGTCTTACCTTCTGTCATTGGTTCCGATGTTGCAACCAATGTTTTTCCACCTTTTAATTTGTGGAATACTGCATCATCAGGATTTATAATCTCACCATTAGCATGTCTACGTTGAACATCATTAAAGTTTTCAACAGCATGAGATAGATATTCTGGGTGACGAGCATGGAACATAATATGTGCCGCATAGTCACCAATGTCTACCTTACCACGGTTCTGAATGTCTAGATGTTTGTGAAGTTCTTCAGGTGAAAGGTAACCATCATGGTCCATATCTGGACCACAATCTGCGCTCTCTTTATGAAGAAAATCTTTTAGACGTTTCATTCTGCTGGTTGTTCTGCGTATTGATTGTGATGTGCTAACATGTTTGCTGCCACGGCAATCTTACGTTGCTCGATAGCGGCAAAAATCTTATCGTTGATTGCATTGTAAAGTGCTTCTTTCATTTCTGAAGAATTGTCCACTAATGCATTGTCTACAACGGCTGTAATATCTTCTCTACTCATTTATATCTCCATTTGTACCATAAAATATTTATAACACTCTAGACAACATACGCATTGCAGGAGTGTACTCATTGTTCAAGCTCAGATCACCTTTAACTTGTGAACTGCTTGAAACGGAATCTGAACCAGAATCGCTTGCTGGTGTTGGTGCAGGTGCTGCCGCACCACCACCGCCTCCAGCACCACCACCTGCACCAGGATCAGTTAATTCCTGTTGTGCTTGTGCGGCCAAGTCTTGTGGGTTCAGAATCTTACCTTCTTCTTTCTCTTTTTCAATCTCTTTCTCCATCTGTTTGATTTCATCATCGGTCAGATGTAGAACGTTTCGTTGGATCCATGCCATTGAATAGTAACGACCAACATATGGATCAACAGAGCCAAGAAGTGATAGACGTTCACGTGTTAATTCTGCTTCTTTTAGTTCGGCAAAGTTATTGTCTTTTAAGAAGTCATAATAGATATCTTCTTTGAAGTTGTCGAATTCGTCTGCTGTACAAATACCTTTAAGTACGCATTGTGTACGCATAGCTTGGTCAAAAATCTCGGAGAATTTCTGACGCATACGATCAACGAACTTGGAGAACTTAACTTCGTCACGTGTGATTTCACCAACACGACCAAGAGAGAAACCTGTGGAGTTTGGATCAAGACGGGAAACTGGAACGTTCAATGCTTTGTATAGTTTCTTTTCGAAATACTTAACGTCTTCCAATTCACCCAAGTTTTGGCCACCAGGCAATGTGGTAATTTCTGTACCTTTGCCACCTTCACGGCGTGGTAGCCAGAAGTCTTCCATCATGGAAAGGAATTTACGATCATCACGGACTTCGCCAGTGCTTGCATCGTATACAAGTTTGTTCTTGTACTTTACCATAATGTCACGTAGGTACTGTTCAGCCTTTAGCTTAGGCAAATTACCAACGTCAATATAAAAAATGCGGCGCTCAGGAGCACGTGAAATACGGTAGATAACAGTTGCATCTTCAATCATCCTCAACTGGTTCAATGGCTTAATTGCTTTGTGTAGGTAAGAAAGTACCACAGCACGGCGTGAGTCCATTAGGCCAGAGTTCACGTTGATGATTGCGTCTTTCGCAATACGTACACCAACTGGACCATAGTTTGAAGATGATCCAGATACAACTTTGTCGTTGTAGATGTAATATTCGTTGACTGTTTCCACAACATCTACTGATGTGTTGGTATCTTTGTCCTTTTTGATTTCACGTATTTTGCGAATTTTACGTGGATCAATATAGCGGAGTGCCTTGATACCAGCACCAGGATCTTGTTCATCAATGATAACATGGTAAAATAATCTACCATCAACATAGTATCTACGGAAGGTATCAGTAGCCATGTTCTGGTAGTTTAACAATCTTAGAACAACTTTAAATTCTTCTTCGATTGCTTTTTTGATTGCTGTTGGTTGTTTTAAATTGTCTAGAACAACCCTCACTGATTTGCCATCATCGTCTTGGACAATGGCTTCGTTAACGATATCGTCAATGGCAGATTCAATTTCTGGTTGCATTGCCATTTCACGATAACGTGAAATTAATTCTACTTCGTTCTTTGCGGTGCCATCTAAGTCAACATATGTACCATAATATGCGGCAGCGGAAATGGTTAATGCACCGTCCTCATTAGAAGGCGGCGCAAACGTTTTCTCGGACTGCTGTGCGAGAGCGTCCTTTTGACGAGATATCTGAAAGCCGAATAAATTTAGGGCCATATTTTTCCTATTTCAAATTAAACATTAAATACAATAAGGAGCCGAAGCTCCTTATATTAGGTAGTTGCGTCAGTTTCCCACCATTGATAAGATAGAGTCAACGTAAATTCTTCAATTGCATCGTTTGACTGCCAATCTAGGTCAATAGGTGACAAATCGTTAGGGAAAGCACCAACAAATTTGTAAGACTTGATTACATTACCAGCCTTATCATATTGGTTAACAGTTGCATCGCTGGAATAACCAGCAGGTGAAGCAGCCGCACCAGTTCTGACGTTGGTGGCATGTGAATTGATACCATTCATC